ATGAGCGCCTCCGACAACCTCTCTTCTTTACAGTTTTCCTTTAAAGATACTATTGGTGGTCATCAGGTACTGGCCCATCAAGATAGCAAACCTATTGGAAAATTAGAGTGGGCTGAAGGCACTGGTAAAATTCACGAAGTGTTTGTTGCTAAACCACATCGTCGTAAAGGTGTTGCTACAGCATTACTGACTGAGTCCCGCAAGATGGCAAAAGACAAAGGGCTAAAGGTTCCAGTCCATTCTGAACGCCGTAGTGACGCAGGAAATAGTTGGGCACAATCTTTAGGGGAGAAACTCCCTAAACGTAAGAGTGATAGAGAGCTGCAAGCATGAGTGCTTCAGATAACTTATCTCAAGCGTTATTCCACGGAACTATGGCTAAGCTAAAGCCAGGTGACATTGTGGAGCCTCGCAGTGGAGTTGGGTACGGTGCACAACTTGCATTTGCCACACCCCACCACAGCGCTGCTAGAACCTTTGCAACTCCTGATGAAGGAGAAAAGGGCTACATCTACCACGTTGAGCCAGTTGATAGAGAAGAACAATTAGGTGGCGGTCAGATAAAGGGCTTCCCTAAAGGCGTGAGTGAAGTAACCAGCAAGAAGGGCTTCAAGGTTGTTAAAAAAGTACCTCGTAAGATGAGTCTTGAGAGACAAAACAACCTTACCTCCCCTACGAAATAAAATTTCACTTTTCTTTGTAAAGGCAGTAGCCTACGGGCTATGGATATCGAAGTTATATGGAAAGAGTGCGTGCTGTGCGAGGCCCACTATAAGCAAGATGAGTTAAGGGAACATATGACACTTTGGCACGCAGAGAGTTCCGTCAATGAGTAATAAATTTTTCTGGACAGTTGCAATCGTTTTAATTATTTTAATCGCCGTGCTTTCTTAGCCGTTACAAGGAGAAAAGAAAATGACAACAGAGAACAGACCATGGGGTAACTACACAGTTCTCCACGATGCACCAAGCCACAAAGTCAAGACTATTACCGTTGAGCCAAACCGCCGTCTGTCTTACCAAACTCACGAGAAGAGAAGTGAGTACTGGGTAATCGTCTCTGGCACAGGCACTGTTACTCTTGATGGCATCACAAGTCTTGCCGTAGGTGGGGATGCGTTCATCATCGAGCAGGGAATTGCTCATCGCATCGAGAACACTGGTACAGAACCTTTGGTATTTATTGAAGTTCAACTAGGCGTTTACTTTGGCGAAGACGACATCGTTCGTATCGAAGATGACTTTGGACGTGCTTAAATAGTCCCAGGTCGTCCAATGGCAGGACAACGGCCTTTGAAGCCGTGAATCATAGTTCGAGTCTATGCCTGGGAGCATTTGTTCTACAATGTGCAAATGAGCCAACGCAATTTATCCTCAAATCAATTTGCAGATGTAACTCTGCATAGAGGTATTCCTGGTTCAAAAGTTACAGAGCCTCTTGGTATGCACTGGAGCGCTCATCACGGTTTAGAGACTTACGGACGTCGGCAAACCCAAGGTGCAACTAGATTTTTAGCAGACAATTCAAACGAAGATATTCATCCAGGTGAAAAAGGAACTATCATCCACGCTACTCCAAGTAAAGAGGGAATTACTTGGAACAAGAAAGGTGATAAGAAGTTACTTCGTGAGTCAGGTGTTTTCTCTTCTTACACGAAAAAAATGAAAGAAGACCCTTACGGTCAGTATGACCCACAGCAAGAGCACGCAGAGGCAGAAGTCCCAGTTCGCCCAGGAACTAAGGTTAAGGTTGAGAAGTTAACTCGTGTGCGTGCTACAGGGGACCGTGTAAAGACACGGGAGATTCGTTACAAAAAGCCAAGAATTATGGAAGTCTAATGAGCGCCCTAAGTAAGAAGCAGTTCCCTTGGACGAAGCGTTACAACGAGCAGACAGGTGAGACCCACCATATTCACACTGATTCAGGTAACTCGGTGTTTAACACCTTGACTGGAAGACATCGCTGGCAGATTAAGGGCGGCTCTAATGACGGCGAACTGCACACCTCTTTAGGAAAAGCCAAAAAAGTCATTGAAGACAATCACGATGAGTCTAACTGGAACAACATGACAAGTGACCAGAAAACCGCCTATATGAAAGCTAACCCAGTATGAGCGCCCAAGATAGTCTTTCTAAAGCGCAATTTACGCAACCAACATTGCCTGGAATTACAGCCAAGAAAGAAGACAGTACTTACCGTCGTAGCCATAAAGGTTACGTATTGAAATACTCAAACGAAATTAATCGCCCTAACACATCTCGTCCTAGACTTACCCATACAATTTCAGCCACTCTTAAAGGTAAAAAAGTTGGGCACATAGAGTGGGATGAAAACCCTGCCGAAGTATCAGATATCCAAGTAGCCCCAAAGCATCAGCGTAAAGGTCTTGCTACTGCTATGTATAGAATGGCATCTGATTTGCCAACTAAAAACCCTATTGAGCACTCAGACGACAGAACTCCAGAAGGAGAAGCCTGGTCTCAGAACACACATAACTATTATCCAAGTAGGCATAACGTGCACCCGTTTAACAACTACGTCCCTAAGAAAAAGAAGACTAAATCCACTCACTAGTATCTTCATCATAGGCACGTGAGTATGTTCGCTCTGCATGACAATTGGCGCAAACCAATTCGCAATTATCAATCTCTTTCTGAATGCGCTCTAAAGAGTACGAAGCACGAGAGAGGTCAGAGACCGAACCGTTCTTATCGTAGATATGGTCAAAGTGCATAACGTAAAAGGGGTAGAACTGCCCACAGTCCATACAAGGGTTTGACTCTTTAATCGCCTTGATGTAATCGCGGTTACGTAAACGCAACCTCCTATTTGAGACAACGCTCCTAGCCTTATACTCTTCAAGGTTATCTCCGTAATGCTTCTTGGAGTACTCCTTCATATAAGCCTTACGTGTATCTGCGTCTTTAAATGGCATAAGCGCAACTTATCACACCGACTTGAGTTTCGAAACCCTTGGGTATATCTTTTGGCTATGAACGGAAAGCAATTCTACAAAGAAGATTACAAGACTCGTGACTACGGCACCATGATGCACGAGTATGAAAAGAAACTTAAGTACAATCAAAAACTCCAGGAAAAGAAAGTTAGGAACAAAGAGTGGGAAGAAGGACGCAAGAAACTCCGCAAGTGGACTGAAGCTGACCAGTTGTTCGAGGACCAATTGTGGGCGTCATAAAGATAGATAGCGGTTACAAGGAAAAAAGCACGGTCGGGTTGTCCCATGAAGAATTCCTCTGGGACAAGGATGGCAATCATTACCTTCGTGTTGAAATGAATTGCGTACTCGGTATGGACGAGAAGTTGGGCAAGTTGGTGCGTCGCTATAGAGTCAACACGACCAAGTCTGGCAAGTCGTACATTAAGAAGAATGAGAAACGTGTTTATCTGACAAGCATCCCCACACCTAACGAGGTGGACCTTCAACAAGAGGAAAGTCTTTGGAACTCTTAACCCCCCTCTTCCCCCGCTCTTTGCAATAATGGCCCTTGATGAATAACGACTCTCGTTATGAAGCCTGGAAGTGTAAAGTCTGCGGAAAACAATATGTTGTCCCAGACTTGGCACGAGGCTGCGAAGTTAAACATCACGACGCTGCGAAGGAACGGTTGACTAATGAGTAATTGCTTTAAGTGCGGTCACGAACTCTACGACACCGTCTGCATTAAAGACGAGTGCAAATGCGTATGCTCAAGGACGGATGCCTAATGGCTATCAAAAAAGTAAAGCCTGTCTCTAAGATTAAATCTCAGATGAAACCGCCAAGTGCTACTGGTTATCTTGCAGAAGCTGTTAAGGCAGTTCGCATTATGGACCGAAAGAAGAAGTTAAAGTAATGGCTAAAGTAACTGGACCTAAGACTTACGGACCGTACAAAGGCTCTAAGCAAAACGGTGGTCGCACCATTGTCGTCAAGTATGACCCAAAGTCTCAGAAGACTACGAGCACCAATGCTGCTCGTGATAAGAAAGAAAAAGAATTAGGGCGCAAGTTATCTAAGAACGAACACGTTGACCATAAGGACAATAACAAAGACAACGGTGGTTCAAAGAACTTACAGGTAATGAAAGCCTCCGATAACATCGGTAAGGGAAACAAGAATAGAAAGAAGAAAAAATAATGGCAAAGACTGCTTCAAGCCCAGAACCAAAACCTTCAAAAGGATATGGCGCTAAGAAACTCAGCAGAGGATGGACAGTAGTTCCGTCAGGGTTAGACCCTGCAAATCCACATAAGTCTATAAACGGAAAAGTATTTGCTTATGCCCCTAGTAAATCTCGTTATGAATATTTTCATACTGCTGAACAACACCCTAAAACAGGTGAGGTAATGTTTGATAGTCCAGTTCCCTCACACGTGCAAAAGCATATTGAAGGCATATACAACGATAGGAAGAAGAAAAAATAATGGCTGAAAAAGGAACGGTAGCGGCAATACTTGAGATTGCTAAAGCAGAAGTAGGAACTATCGAAGGTCCTAAAGATAATGAAACTAAGTACGGTGCCTTTACTAAGGCTAACTTCCTAGCGTGGTGCGGCTCTTACGTAATGTGGTGTGCTCACCAAGCGGGTGTAAAGATTCCTAACACAGTTTCCACTGTGGCAGGGGCCGCAGCGTTTAAGAAGATGGGCACTTGGTTTGAGGCTGACTGTGGTCAATCGCCACAGCCTGGAGATATCCTGTACTTTGATTTCCCAGGAGATGGTGTTGACAGAATTTCTCACGTAGGTATATGTAAGTCCATCAAGTCAGATGGCGTTGTTTACACCTACGAAGGAAACACTAGCGGAAAGAAAAAAGGAAGCCAAAGAAATGGCGGAGAAGTGTGCGAGCAAGTACGTGCATACAAGACAAATAAGGAAAAGGTTTTGGTCTCTATCGTAGGTTGGGGTCGTCCTAACTACAAGGGTAACGAGGTCACCGCTAAGGTACCTGTCTCAGAGGCTCCAGCCTTCCCTGGACGCATTAACCCAGGCGATAAGGGTGAAGGCGTCAAGGTTGTACAGCGTGCCCTAGGACTCCTTGCAGACGGCGATTACGGTCCCGCCACAAAAAAAGCTGTTATTGCTTTTCAAGATAATCACGACATAGTTGACTCAAACGGTATCGTTGGCCCTAAGACTTGGGCGGAATTGGTCAAATTCCTATAAAACGGACATCTTGACCTACAACCCTCCAGGGATACCTAATGGTATTCTTGGGGGGTTCTTCTTTGAAGGGGTGAGCTTGACAACAATCGTTGGAGTTCAGTACAAAGACAAATGTGTTCTTGCTGCTGATAATCAGGTAACTGGTGATGGCGGACGTCGTTACAACCATCCTGATATGAAGAAGATTGCACAACGTGGAGCGTTCCTCATTGCAGGTAGTGGAGAAGTTCAACCTTGCGATGTTGTACAACATATGTGGAACCCACCAAAAGTTACAATGAAAGACTCTGAAGACATTTATCACTTTATGATTTCCAAAGCAATGCCTTCCCTCCGAAAGTTTTTGACTGATAATGGTTATGACTTTAATGAAGGAAAGGGGGAAGGGAAAGCAGATGAGAGTAGGTTTAACTTTCTCATCGCTGTGGGGGGCGAAATTTTTGACGTAGCAGATGATTTATCTGTTTGTCGTTCTGGAGATGGAATCTATGGAGTAGGTTCTGGCTCTTCTTACGCAATAGGTGCTATTCACGCTGGAGCTAAACCAGAGAAGGCCATTGAAATTGCTGCCAAGTTAGATGTCAATACTTCAGGACCAATTCAAATAGTGGAGCAATACAAGTAAACTGATAGGGTAGGCATATGAGTAACCGACAAAACAAGATTATTGCAAACAAAGAAAGTCAACGAGAGTTTCTAGAAAAGAAAAAACTCAAGCCATTTGAAGACAGATGGCAAGAATCACAAATTAAGGCTGCAACAATGCAGTCGGTATTGGACTATGCCGTAGAGCAGTTCACAGAACATAGAGATGAATTAGAAAAAGAAATGGTTACGAAGACAGAAGAACAGATTAAAGAACGCCAAGAACAGATTAAAGAGTTCATAATGAGCGAAAAAGAACTTTACTTAGCAAGCATTGGCATACAGGAAGACTGATAATAGGCAGTATGCCTAGGGGGAAGAAAGAACCAGAACTGGTTAAGGGTGGCAAAGGTCCGTTTAAGTTAAATCAAACGGCACCAATATTTAATGACAGGCGCACAAAACGTAACAGAGACCGTTCGACACAACTTCGGAAATCTATTGAACGGAGTTCACAGGAATGAAAAGCGGATTTAAATTATTCGGCAACATCCTCCTTCGCATCGTTGCAGTGTTTGCTGCCAGCGGTCTTGGAGTTATTGGAGCTGGTTCTATCGCAGGTATTTCAGTTATCAATGCAGTTACAGTCGCTGGCCTTACAGCAGTCGCAGCAGTTGTCGAGAAGTTGGCTCGTGGTTTTATGAACGACGGAAAACTTTCTCTTGACGAAATTAACTCTGCCTTTGCAGCAGTTGATGTTAACTCTAAGACAGCAGCAGACCTTCAAGTAGAGGCAAATCAATCAGGAGCAGCAATTACAATTGCACCTGCTAAAGACAAAGCTAAAGACCCAGACTACAACTAACCACCAGTTTTATAAAAACCTGAGCCTTTGAACTGAAGGCCAAAAGGTGTAAAGACACGTTGAAGAGCGTAGCCACACTTATCGCAGACATAATTACGTTCTGCGTCGTGAATGCTACGCTCTTTCTCGTAGTCTAAATCGCACTGTATACACGAATATTCGTACTTAGGCATTACTGTATTAAAACATACTTTCCAGTAATGGATGTAGTAGACACAATAGTTGAACTTGCTGCAATGACTGCATAGGTAGCATCCACAGAATTCTGTCTTTTCAGTAACCATAGCCCTGAAATAGAAGCCGCTGCGTTAGACGTCCCCGCTGTGAACTTAGTTGTTCCACTAGCATTAGTCACAAACCAACGACCATTAGCGTAAAAATCAAGTGCTGCAGAAACATTGGTGTAACGAGCAATAACTGGCGTTGCTTTACTATCCCAAGCGTATGGCTGTGAACCAGACCATGGGTTATCAGTTGCTCCTACTGCTACTACATCCCCAATGCAGGCAGGTGAGTTGATTGCTGTTTTATTGTTATTGTTTCCTGTTGCTGAAACTACTGCAACATTGCGTGCTTTGAGTGTTGCAATCTGCTCAACCATACCTGCAGGTACATTACAGTTAGCAAACACTCTACCTTGTGAGATGTTTACTACCGCAATATTGTATTTTTCTTGATTAGCAATAACCCAATCAAGTGCCATCTTTACTGAATCCAGCGTGTAAAATCCAGCATTACCATTTGGGTTTACACCTACGATACGTATTGGCAATAACTTGGCTGAAGGATTTACCTTAGCGATGATAGAAAGCATCTGTGTGCCATGGTCAAGAGCCTTATCTTTAAATGCTGGAAGTGCTGATGCCCCTGTACCTTCCATCGAAGTCTTTCCGTTTGCACAAGTGTATGACTCCACCACGCAATACTCAGCAACAATCTTGTCCTTAAATAATGACGGTGTGGTTCCTGTATCAATAACTGCAATTGACGGTGCTACGTTAGCGTGTGTCGGTACAACTGCTGCGCTGATAAATACTGCGGTTACTAAAAAATAAAATACTTTCTTCACTTTGCCCTCTTTCATTTATTACGCTTTTGTAAGCATAAACTTATCTGGATAATACAGGGATTCCTGTGGCACATACAAGTTGCCACGAGCATCAGGCTTAAAGACGTTTAAAACTTCTTTAACAGATATAGCGCCTAAAAGGTATACGAAGTTTTCGCTATGCTCATCTACGCAACCAAGCACTGCAACCTTGTGTTCGGCATCTGTACTACGGACTGTTAGCTCACCCTTTACTGAGCGTGCTCGTCTTACCTCAAAGTGAGGTTCTACATCTGGGTAGTCTTTATTGTCAAGGTGGTTTTTAAGGTTCCACGTATCGTTGTTCCACTTAGTGCCGTAATACTTGGCTACTGCACATTCAACCAAACATCCTTTTATATCTCCGTTAAAGTCTGAGTCGTATGCGGTAAATCTATGTGTAGAAAACCTTTTACCCGTAACTGGGTCACGATGAGCAAATTGGCGTTTAATCCCTGTAGTGTACGCAAGAATCATTTCTTCTTCTGTGAGTTGAATGGTAATCATAGTTGGAGCATACACCATCGCTATAGGGAGTAAAATAAACTTATGATTTCTAACCAACAGTTTGGTTCAAAGCCATCTATTACCACTAGCAAACAGGCTATGCCTGAAAGTGTTAAGTACGATGGTCCAGCAGGATTAGAAATATCAGGTGCTCAAGATAAGTTTGCTGCTAACTCAAGGACTCCTCTTCCTAAGCCAGGTTTTGGTTCCTAATGAGTACCGCAGTTAGTCCAACAGAACTTACTGCTTTAGACCGCTGCGATAAGTGCGGAGCACGAGCAATGGTTCGTGCAACTCTTCGTACAGGAGAGCTATTCTTTTGCGGACATCACGCTAGAGAAACTGGGTACACCTTGGTCCAAGCATCTGTAGAGATTTATGACCCAGAAGGATTATTTGATTATGCCGATAGATAACAAAGCATTAACAAGCGTTCCATTAACAACTACCGCTTACTACTACCAACGACGCCCTGGCAATGAAAAGGTTGCTGATGGAATCTTTGGTGGACCTAAAGGTGACTACGGAAATTACAACGTTGGCAATATGACACAGATGGAACTCAATAGACCGAGACAGAGGCAAACAGGTGGGTAACTTAAATTCGTCACAATTTAATGAGGCGTTTGACATCGGAGCACAACAGCGCCGAAAGAAGGAGCGTCGTGGTCTTGCTGGAGCCTATGTAGGTCTTGGTAACTATTGGTACAACTATCCTTACGTGTACGGAACTATGGGAACTGGTGGTTCTCTTACAGCCTCTTACGAACAAAACAAAGACCCAAACAAAGAGACTGCAGCAGACCACGTTGCTCAAGCAATGGGCGCTGCAACTAACGGTGTTGTTGATACTGGAGTTACATCATCAATTTCAGATGGTGGCGGTATGGGTGGAACATTGACAGGATTGTCAGGTGCAGAAGGATGAGTAAACAACTTGACCGTAAAGTTCTTAAAATTAATAATCGCCAAGAAGTTACAACAGGATTTGTTTACACACCAGATAAAGGTTACAAGTCTGTAGCAGAACCAAGCATTGTTACTTGGACTGGTTCTGGTAGAGGTGTACAAGGTGAATCTGTTAACTCTGGAACTGGTTCAGGAAAAACACAACTACTTAAGAACCGCAAACCAACGTAAATCTGCTTTAATTAGTTATTTAAAGGCAATGAGTATTCCGAGGGGAACACTTGAAATCATTTCGTTTATTTTTAGTTGTTGCATTTTCTTTAGGTTGGCTTTTTGTTATACCTACAGAAGCACGTGCAGCAGAAGGTTTAACTGCTCAAGTTTATAATGTACTGGGACAAAATGGTGCTCCTTATATTCCACAAGGAGGTACCGCAACAGTAACGACAACTGTATCCAACATTGACTTTCAATGGGGTGGTGGCAGTGTACTAGGGGGCCCTTCAGAAGATGTTATTGTAAGATTTACTGGGTCTATTCGTAGTAACACAACGCAAGACATATCATTTTTAGCAACAGCAGATGATGGAACTAAACTTTACATTGATGGTATTAATATAACGAATGACTGGTATGACAAAGGTGGCGGAGGAACTATAAGTGACCCAATATCCTTTACAGCAGGAGTCCCAAAGACCATAGAGTTGATGTACTATGAAAATGGTGGCGGTGCTTGGGTTCAACTATTGTGGAATCAGTCTGGGTCAATGCAAGTTATTCCAACAGAAGCTTTTACTTCACAAGCAGCACCGATAGTAAGCACAATAGGTGCCCCAAGAAATCTAACCGTAGTTGACGGGGCAACTACAACAGTTTTAGATTGGGATGCTCCAGACACTGGTAATACTCAACCAGAACGCTACGCTATTAGTTTTACGTGTGCGGGTTGTAACGGCTGGGGAATTGCGACTGGAAACGTCGGTGACGCTAATGCACTTAACACGACGATAACAATTAATCATTCGTTGCTTGAGTCTTTAAAGCCAAGCGGTACAGTATGGTCATTTCATATTAGGTCAGACAATGACACTTTAGCCCTTTACTCTGAAATATCAAATGTTGTAACCCTTAAAGTTGGAAAGACGGCAGAAGAGCTTGCTGCAGAGCAGGCAGAAGCTGAAGCCGCAATTGCAGCCGCTACCGCAGAAGTAGCACGACTAGCTGAAATAGCACGACTAGCGGAAGTCGCTAGATTAGCGGAAGTTGCGCGTCTTGAAGCAGAGGCAGCGGCTCTTATTGCCGCACAAGCAGCAGCCGCACAAGCAGCAGCAGAAGTTGAGGCTGCAAGAATAGCAGCAGAAGTTGAGGCTGCAAGAATAGCAGCACAAGCAGCAGCACAAGCAGAGGCTGACAGAATTGCTGCAGAAGAAGCAGAAAAAGAAGAAGCAAGAGTTAAAGCAGAAGCAGAAGCAAAGGCAGAAGCTGAGCGCATAGAGGCGGAGATTGAAGCAGCAAGAATTCAAGCAGAGAAAGAAGCTCAAGAAGAAGCAGACCGTATTGCAGCAGAAGTTAAAGCAGCAGAAGAAAAAGCAGAAGCAGAAGCAAAGGCAGAAGATGAGCGTATAGCCGCAGAAGAAGAGGCCGCCCGTGTTGAAGCAGAAAGAATTGAAGCAGAAAGAATTGAAGCAGAAAGAATTGAAGCAGAAAGAATTGAAGCAGAAAGAATTGCAGATGAAGAAGAAGCACAACTAGAAGCAGAACAACTTGCTGCAGAAGAAGCAGAAGAAGAAGCGCTGAAGAAAGCTGCTGAAGAAGGTACACTAACTGAAGAACAAAAAACGGTTGTTGCAACTGCTCTTATTGAATCAGTTGCTCCTGGTGAAACACTCTCCGCATCTGAAATAAAAGAAGCAGGACTTGAATACAAAGACTTACCAGCAGAAACACCAGTTGATGTGCGTACCGACGAAAACGGTAACGCAGTTGTAATCACTGCAGAAGTTGCTGCGCAAGTTGAGTTGTTAGAAAATCCTGGAGAACTATTAGCAACAGCATTTTCAGACCCAGGCGCAGCATTAGCAGCGCTTGGAAGTATTGGCGCAGATATGTCAGATGAAGAACGTGAAGAAGCAACCGATATGGTTGTTGCAACTGTTGTTGCTGCGGGTGCTGCTATGAACGCAGTAGGTGCTGCAGCAGGTGCTGCTGGTGGTTCGTCCTCTGGCAGTACTGGTGGAGGCGGAAGTTCTGGTGGTGGAGGCCCATCGGGTGAGAGTAAAGGCGTAAGGAGACGTAAGTCGTGAAAATACTAAAAGACATGATTGACCAACTCTGGACTCTACTTGGCATGTTTATTGCTTGGGTAGTTTTAGATGGAAGCGCAAAGACAATTGTGGGGTACGCAATTATTGCAACATTAGTTGCATGGGCAATTACGTATCCGCTGCGTAACCGAGACGAATAAGAGACCATTGGTCTGAGTAGGGCATAGTTAGGAGAATCATGGACATCAATACACTTAAGGCAGCAGGAGCCACTTGGCTTCGTGCATCCCTTGCAGCAGTTGCTGCTCTTTATATGAGCGGTATTACTGACCCAAAGACTTTGGCTAACGCTTTCGTTGCAGGTCTTCTTGGGCCAGCAGCAAAGTTTGTAAATCCAAAAGACCCGTCATACGGGTTCGGCAAGAAGTAATTTAGAGGAGACGCACCAGTGACAAACACCTTTGCAACTATCGGCATTGTCGCTGGTGCTCTCATTAGCCTAGGAGTTCTCTTGAGTCCTTTCTACAAGAAGTTAAAACGTTGGGGACAATGGATGGAACGCTTTATGAGGGACTGGGAAGGCGAAGAGGCTTCGCCAGGTAGAGATGCTGTATCTGGAGTAATGCAGAGACTTAACAACATGGACGGTGAGTTAAGGCAAAATGGCGGTTTTACTACCGTGAAAGACCGAGTAGACCGTCTTTATGAAAATCAAGCAATTCTTATGGAAGCATTTGTAGAGATGGGCGAACGTCTTATTAGCATTGAAAATTGTCTAACGAATACTAAGACTCAAGAAGATAAGTAAGGGAACATAGGACTATGGGACAAATGAACATGGCACGTGCTGGTCACGGCAGTAGCACTGAAAATCCTTTTGACTGGATTGGTAAGAAAATTGCTGGACGTTCCGAAAATATGCAGCATTCAATTATGCAGTCACATATGCAGGGAGCACAACATGCTCACGAAAAAGACTTGCAAACCACTCAACATGGGCATGACGTTAATATGGCAGTTGTTGGTCACGTACTTGGGCAAGATGCAGCAGACCGTGCACACAACCGCAACACACACTTCTTTGACTCAGTAAACAAACACTCAGAAGGTGGTACACCAGTAAACATTAGTTTTGGTGATACCAAACTTGGTTACACACGTAAAGCAAGAAAAGTTGCAGCTCCAGTTGCCGCACCTGCAAAACCACAAGGTCCTCAGAACATTGGAATGCCAGTTAATATTGCATCTCCTAGTAAACCTGCTGAACCTGAAGCACCTGCGGAAAAAAAGCAACAGTACGCACACCGTGACCCTGTAACAAAGAAAATTTCAGGATACAAAGATTACCCACAAGAGTCTCTTGCCCCAAAGAAAGCAGCAGGGAAAAAGGCTGCAATAAAGAAAAAGAAGTAGTTAATGTCTGCGGCGCTTAATAAAGACACTAACTCACACCAAGAGTTTACTAAGGGTGTTTCTTTTGAATTGATTCCACCTGATGTTAGAGCCCACGGACAAATTGTTCGTAACTTTGGCATGATGCCTCCAGCATATTGGTTAGAATCACGTAAAACACGAATGAGTACCCCTGGTCCAATGACTGGTGGAGCACCAATTCTTAGTCCAACTCAATTTAGTCATGGGGTGATGTGGTGAGCACAAAGAAAAAGACATCTTCTAAAACCGCTGCTTGGTCTCGTAAAGAAGGTAAAAATGAAAAAGGCGGACTCAATGAAAAAGGTCGCAAGTCATACGAACGTGAGAATCCAGGTTCTGACCTAAAGCCACCTGTTAAAAAAGAGCAAGCAGCAAAGTCTAAGAAGTCTGCTGCTCGTCGTAAGTCGTATTGTGCACGTTCTGCTGGACAAGCAAAGATGTTTCCAAAAGCGGCTAAAGACCCTGATAGCCGTTTAAACAAAGCAAGAAGGGCATGGGATTGTTAATGAAATGTGCTAACTGTAATAAGAACGCTTTTTACGTGTATCAAATTATTGAGGGTAAACAAATTCTTTACTGCAACACTCATTTGCCAAAATTTTTAGAGCAAGCAAAAAAAGCTGGATTACTAAAAACAACTGAAGCCCTTAAGAGTGCAATTGAAGAAGGTCTTAAAAAAGTTTTAAATACCCCTGTTGCTGAACCAGAAGCAGAAGAAACACCTGGTGCAGAACCAACAACAACACCGACTACTACACCGTCAAAAAAACCGACTAAGAAAACCGCAACAAAAAATGACACTGATTCGTAAGTTTGCTGTTCAAGGTCACTCCGTACCTAGTTCTGCACATACTCCTAGAGGTCCATTTCCGCCTGAAGTTTTAGCAAGGCCAGAAATGGCTGTAGATGAGTACCACGCTGATTCTTTACACGCTGGGTTAGATGATGTTCGGTTTTTTAAATGCAGAGAATGCGATGAAATTCTTATGCAAGACGAACTAGACGACCATGAGTGTGGCGAATAAACCCTGACATATAGTCAATATTCTTGGATACTTACTTGTAAGGTTCCCCTAAGCGCATGGGGAAATTAACACCTCTCTAGAGAAAGCGGAAAAAACATGGCAGTAAATAACAACGGTAATCTTCTTGATACCGCAGGTGAAGTCGCTATTGACTTCGTATGGGGAAACTTCCCTATTCAACCAAACGATGCTCGTCCAGATGCAGCAAGTGCGACTCTTTCAGAATCAGTCACTACAAGAGTAGCGGGTCGTCTAGCCCCAACGTTAGACAATCACATTATCGCTCTTTCAGGATGGAATGGATTCCCACTGTACAACCCAAATACAGCAGGTGAAGATGTAGCAGGTTCAGTTGACTACATTCTTGTACCTTCAGTAATTGGTTTAACAACTGCTCTTGCAACAGATGCAATGAAGGATGCTTCATTGGTTTCTACAACTGCAACAGCAGCATCAAACGTAGGAAAGACTGTAACAGCAGTATCACGTACCGCTGGTTCAGCAGTCATGACTATCACTGCTGGAAGCCACGGCTTTGCTGCAGGTAACAAGGTAACAATTTCTGATGTTTCAGGTGGAGATACTGTAAACGGAGTTTGGACAGTTCTTGCTGTTACAAACGCAAACGTATTTACCGTCACTGGTACAGCAACAACACTTCAGGCTCTCACAAGTCTTGCTGGCGTTGTTTCAGGTGTTGAAGGAACAATCAAGACTCAATCAATTGCAGCAGGTGCAAATGAAACAGCACCAGGTGCAGCAGTAACAATTACACCATTTGCAGCAGCATCCTAATCTGTTAGGAAATTAATATGGCTCGTGTAGCAGGCGGCAGGAGTAGTCGTGGTAAACGACGCTCTATGCCGTCTGCTCAGGAGTTAATGGGTGATTTAAGTCGCCAAGTATTTGGTGAAGACTTTAAAGGCGCTCCTACAGCAGCATCTACAGCAGAGTTCAGGTCCATGCGCAATATTATGGAAGATGACTCTAAGGGCTTAGATTACTTTTTGTTTGACAATGAAAGAACAGATTACAATAACTTGGCTGGGTTACCAAGTTCTATGGACACCTCTTATGGTCGTCAGTTTGTTGAGTACAACCCACTTACAGGAGACGAAAGCATTCCTGGGTACTTCGGCCCTCAAAACGAAGAAGATGATTCTCCAGCACCTTTAACTATTGTTCCAACATCTACGACAAACCCAGAACGCCCACGCACAGTAGCAGCTGGTTATGATGCAGATGAAGAGAAGTTAACTGTAGTTTTCCGTGATGGAACGTTTTACAACTACTATGAAGTAGATGAAAATGAATGGGCAGCGTTTAAAGCTAACCGTTCTAAGGGCGCAATTATTTACCGTATGCTTGACTTTAAACCTCGTGGTCCAGCAGATGTGTCTAGTGTGTCTCAGGCTGCTAGAGAAGCGTATTACCGATTCTCTCGTGGTGCTCAAGTACACTCTCAGGGTAAAGCCAAGGGACAAACTAAAACAACATACAAAACATTAGGACAGAACAACAAACAAAAGAAAAGGTAGTAATGCCAAAGGTACACAACATCGGTCCAGTATTTGTTCAAGTAACTAAATTCCCCTATGAATGGGGTAGCAAAGTGGTTGTTCGTGGTTGGACCCAGGAAATTGAAGAACCATTTAGAACTTCTAAACCTTTTATACTAAGATTACCTAAGTTTAAGGCACTAGTCTGTGGTCGTTGGACTGGCGTTAAAGATGAAGAAGAAGCATTATCTGGAGCACTAGAAACACGGGAAGTGACATACGATGATTTTACGGAAGAAGCAGGATGGACACCAGCCCCAGACTCGGATAGAGAAGAGGGTGGCAAAGATTTCAACACCAGACTTGGTGCAATGGATGGAACACTCAATGTTCACGATTGGGAAATGCATCTCCGCTTGGCAGAAAAGTCCAAGTGACGAAATGCTTGATGAAGTAGTTATGGGTGCAGAAGCATTCCATGCCATTGCTAAAGAGTTGAGACGAAGAAATTAATGTGTTACGCTTTGCTTGCTTTACCTCTCTCTTGGTCAGGCGACGGCCCACGCAAGTGGGTCTCGCTATTTACGGAGTAAAATGAATACTTATGATGACGATAAGTTTGAGGAAATCAATCCTGAGTTCTATCTAAACGAAGAGAACTTAGCCCCTGAAGAAATCATTGAAGAATTAGATGAACTGTCACAACAATTTGTTGAAAAATTAATTGATAAAATTTTAGACTTCCTTAAAGTACTTGTAGGGCATGACCTACACGCATACCAAAAACCTTTAGCACGCAGAATTATTGAATCCGTAATCATTAACGATGGTGAAGAAATAACCGCACTTGCTTCACGTCAGTCAGGTAAGTCAGAAACAGTTGCGGATACAGTAGCCACACTAATGGTTCTACTTCCACGTCTTGCAAAGTTATACCCAGATTTGCTTGGAAAGTTTAAAGATGGTCTGTGGGTAGGGTTATTTGCACCTACTGAGTCACAGGTAGAAACGTTGTTTAGTCGTGCTGTTACACGCCTTACCTCTGAGCGTGCAGTTGAAATTCTTGGTGACCCTGAAATTGATGACTCTGCAGCACGTGTTGGTGGAGTAACTCGTCAAATTAAACTAAAAAAGTCTGGTTCTACGATTACGATGATGACTGCAAACCCTCGTGCAAAGATTGAATCTAAGTCTTTCCATTTGATTGTAATTGATGAGTGTCAAGAAGCAGATGACTTTGTAGTATCTAAATCAATTTCTCCAATGCTTGCGTACTACGCAGGAACAATGGTTAAGACAGGTACTCCAACAACAAGCAAGAATAATTTCTATCGTGCTATTCAGCTAAACAAACGCAGACAAACAGGACGTGGTTCACGTCAAAATCATTTTCAATGGGATTGGAAAGAAGTTTCAAAGTTCAACGCTAACTACGAAAAGTTCATTAGAAAAGAAATGCTTCGTATTGGAGAAGACTCAGACGAGTTCCAAATGTCTTACTGTTGTAAGTGGCTTCTTGAACGAGGTATGTTTGTTACGTCTAACGTTATGGATAGGTTAGGCGACACATCCTCAGAGCTAGTAAAGTCTTGGCACAAGACTCCTGTGGTAGTTGGTATTGACCCTGCACGTAAAACGGACAGTACAGTCGTAACTGTGGTGTGGGTTGATTGGGATAGGCCAGATGAATTTGGCTATTTTGAACACCGAGTATTAAATTGGCTTGAGATTCAAGGAGATGACTGGGAAGAGCAGTACTTCCAAATTGTTAACTTTCTTGAAAACTATGACGTTCTTGCTATTGGGGTGGATGCTAACGGTGTTGGTGACGCAGTCGCGCAACGTTTAAAACTTCTTATCCCTAGAGCGGAAGTAACAGCCCTTACGTCTTCTCCTTCTGAACAGTCAAAGCGTTGGAAACATTTACAGGCGTTAATTCAAAGAGAAATGATTTCTTGGCCCGCCCATGCAAAAACACGAAGATTGCGTACTTGGAAGCGATTTGTACAGCAAATGACTGATGCAGAAGTTCAGTACAAAGGTCCTAACTTTCTTGTAGCCGCTCCAGATGAAGCCTATGCTCACGACGACTTTGTAGACTCTTTATCAATAGCGTGCTGTTTAACTGAGTCTTTAGTTATGCCAGAAGTAGTGGCCTCTTCCAATCCTTTTTTCTAGTTAAACAACACAAGACGGTCAAAAGGTAGGAAACTATTACCTGGAATGGCCTTCCTATTTATCCTTAAGGAGTAAACATGACTATCT